TGTGAGCGACGCCTGATCGCTAATCGAAAGCTGGATGTCCTCAACGATGCCGATGTGCGCCGACGTCCAGTCGCCCGCGAAGCCGAGCTGGTTGTCCGTCCCCGCGGTGGCGCCGTTGTAGTCAGACAGGAACACGCCCTTGGTGGAGTACACCGGGGCTCCCAGCAGTGCGGGAACCGCGCCGTCGGTCTGGATGTTGTTGATGAACAGGGGGCGGCCATTGCCATCCTCCGCACCGAGGAGCAGCCCACGAGCCTGCGGAGACAGCGCCCAACCGTTGAGCTGCCCGCCCCCGGTGGCGATTGCCTGATCTGCCGCGACAAGACCCTTGTAGGTCTTGCCCGCGATGCCGACCGTCGCAGCGCCGGCGAGGGTGTCGAAGTTCGACCCGGGTGCTGCGCCGCCACCGAAAACGGTCTGATCAAGCTTCTTGGCCAGCGCCTGCGGGAGCTTGCGCACAACCTCCGCGTAGAGGCGGGCCTTGTCGCGGCGGAACTGGTTCGAGAACGGCACGATCACCGCAGCGGTGTACGGCGTCATGAGCTTCGAGCCGAACGTCGGGCGCGAAACCGGCTTGATGTTCGTCTCACCAACCCACTGCGCTTCGGGCTCGCCCGTGATGATGTCAACCGAGACACCCGATCCGGGGAGGTCGACTCGCTGTGCGAGCTGAAGGACGGCGGACGCATACTCAGCGCCCGACCAGATTTCTGCGGACTGCCCGGGCGTCAGTGTGATGCCCGAGGTAGTCCGGTTAACGTCAATACCAGCCATGACCCCTCCTTGGGGTTGTTAGAGGCCGGCCTGCTCGAGCTGCTGCGCGAAGAGGTCGGCGTTGCTTGTCTTGCCCGCACCCTTTGGACCCTGAGACGGGTCCGCCTTCGGGAAGGGGCTAGGAGTGTTGTCGGGAATGAGCGCGAGCACCTTCTGTGCCTTCGCTTCGATGTCCTCCTCCGAACCGCCCACGACGAACTCGTGGTAGTCGGCGGGGATCTGATGCCGGGCAATGATGCTCAGGCGAAGCGCTTCCGTACGACTCTCGGCAAGCTCACGCTCTGCCGCTTCTGCTCGACTCGTCGCTCGTTCGATCTCAGAACGATTGGCTTCCTCAAGCTCGTCGTACTTGCCGGCCTTAGCTCGCAGGTCGGCGTAGTCCGCGTACTTCGCCTTCTCCCGGCTGACGCGTTCCGCGATGATGCGGTTCAGGTCTTCCTGGGAGGCGGGGGGCGTCCACCCGCTGTTGCCGCCTTCAGTGCCGTCTGGGGTGTTCTCGTCGCTCATCATTTCTCCGATTCCACGAATTGACCGCTTCGCGTACGCGTAGCCCTCACGGTGTGAGGGAAGTTCATGTGACCGTGATGCCCTTGGAGCGGTAGAACGCGTCAGCAGCGGCCTTGTCGCGGGCCTGCTGGGCGGCACGGTTCGTGATCGCCCTGCTATCGGCGAGGTTGACGATCGGGGGTTCGAGGTAGCCGGCATCACGCAGAAGCAGGCGTCGCATCTCGACGTCGTCAGTGAGCTCGATGATCGACTCAGGCATAAGCCGTGGCCGCGCCGACGACGAGTACCGCGACCCGGCTAGACGCTGCTCAGCCGACCCGAGCGACCGTTGCCGCCGACCGAAAGACCCTCGGCGAGTAGTCGCCTCTACCGTCGTGTACCCCATCACGGGGGAACCGTCAGGACGCCGACCAATCACGGAACGCTGCAACCGAGACGGGCTAAACCCCGGCGTCGGCGTCATACGCTTCGCCCCCCGACGAGCGTTCACCACACTGATCGGAGACGCACCCAACCGGATCGCCTCAGCACCAGCCGGCGTAAACACCCGGTCCTGCTCCGACCGCGACAGAGAACCGAAATACTCCTCAGGCGACGTGAACAGCCCATCCGGGAAGTCCGTACCCCTCACCGGCACCGTCGAACACCTGCAGGCCGGATGCCGCTGGAAACTCGACCGGTAACGATCCGAGCCGGCGAGAATCGCACACCGTGAACACGCACCCGGATTCACCAGACGCACATACCGGACGTAACCCTTACCCGCAGCCGCAGCCATCGACGACGACCGCTCAACATCAGCAACCGCAGTCTTCAACATCAGCGTCAGATACGAACCGCCCGTGATCAGCGCATCCGGAATCGACATGCCCGCGCCAATAGCCTGCTTCGTCGTCGTCACCGCACCATGCAGCAACGACCGCATCGAACGACCCGAACCATCCACACCCGCGAACGCATCCGGGACCAGAACGTCACCCGACATTCCATCCGCAGCAGCCACAGCCGACGTGAACCGGCCAGCAGACGCAGCATTACCCCGCACAGCCTCAGCCACAACAGCCTCAACCCGCGGAACAACCGCATCCCACGACGCATCCAACGCCGAACCATCCACACGCCGCCACGCCACCAAAGCAGCATTCGCAGCACGATCAGACCGACGAATCGCGCGATCCTGAACCGCCCTCGCTTCGTCAGCGATAGCCATCGGCTACTCCTCTTCGACGAACCGCTGCACCCCAGCCGTAAACGACGACTCGAAATCGGCCTCGCGACGCGTCTTCATCTGCTCAATGGCCGCCGGAGTCTCCCCCATGCGCTCCTGAGCCGTCTCCCAATCGACAAGGCCCGTCTGGAAACGCTTCACAACCGCATCCGTCACCTGAGCAACAGTCGGCGTACCCGCATCGCGCCAGATCGTCTCAATCCGCGTGTTCGACAGATCCCAAGAACCCGTCCGGAACCGCTGCACGAACCGCATCACGGTCTCCCACGAATGCCCGTACGACGTCTGCTTACGTTCCGCGTTCTTGATCAGACGCGTCTCACCCGCACGCTGCCCATCAGCAGACGGCGGGTTCTCCGTGTTCAGCCCGTAATACTCAACCGGCAGAGACCCCACACTCGACGCCTGACGGGCGTACACGTTGACGATCGTATCAATGTTCGCCATATCAGCGGCGTCGAACTGGAACGTCTTCGCGTCCTTGTTCGCCAGAGCCCACACAGTGCCGAAATACGACTGCCAGGCACCGAGCTGCTGCCCGTCCTGGTCAACAAAATCGCCCTTCGTGGCCCCCAGCACACCGCGTGCCGGAGCAATCATCGTCTCCTGCAGCAACTGCGCACCCGTAAGCGCACGAGATGCCGAGTCCGCAATCGGAATGATGTCAGTCATCTCCGAAACACCCTCGAGCACCGAAAACGGACGGTAACGACGCGTCGCACGGTTCCGGTTCACCAGAGGAACCACAGGAACCGACCCGAGGTTGTGAACGTCGGGAGTGAACTCGTCCTTCCACTGGCCGTTGTCCCGCACGAGCCACCGCGTGTAATTCGGCATGTACAACGTCACACGCTGATCCAGGCCGATACCGTCCGCAGGGTCATACGACCGCAGAGCAGCAGTCACACGATGCGTCCGAGGATCCCGAATCGCGATCATCTCGTACGGCGACTCAATCGTGATCAGCGGATAACGCCGATCAGCCTCATTCGTCCCGATGCACACGTACGACCGGGCAAGAGCCAGCGCATCCGTGTGAGCGAACGACGCCCGCTCGTCCATGTTGTTGTACTGCCAAACATCCCACAGGCCCTGATCCGGCTTCCCATCACCAGCACGGAACCCCTGCACATCCAGGCGACGCTCAAGAGCATCAACCGTCACACGCGGCCAGTTCAACACCACCGAAAAAGCCTCAAGCTCAGGCGGAATCGACAGACCAAGCTGCTTCAGCCTGTGCCCACCCTCGTAATACTCATCCAACGACGTCGTCGCCGGCCGAGAATTCACCAACGTCGTTTGCAGGCTCGTAATGAACGAGTTCTCCGTCACAGACAGGACCACACGCCCACCCCCTTCACCTGAAGACCACAACCCGAGAATCGACTTGCTCGTAACCTGCGGCGCGCGCATCACTAGCCGCTTCATGCGCCAGAACCGAGCTCATCGCGAGGTCGATCTTCTGCGTTTCCGACGCCTTGAAAATCAAGTACGACGGGTAAGGGTTGCGGGCTACTTCAACCGCATTCCGAATGTGTGACGAGACGGTCGGGTTGCCGTCATGGCTGAACCCAGACTCGCCCATGACCACATCCGTCTTGAACCGCTCGAGCGCCGCATGCATCTGCTTCGGGCGGTACGTCTCCCACCGGAAAACCCGACCCGAGTAACGGCCCTCGAGCTCCGAGATCTCCGACTGCCAGTACGGCGGGTCGAAGTAAGCCCGAGCAACGTCGAATGTGCTGAACAGCTCCTCGAAAGCGGACATGACTTCCGTCCTGGGCACGCGCCCGCCATGCTGCGCCGGATCCCAAATCGTGAGCCGGCCACCGTGATAGCTCGGCGTGAACTGAAAACCATCGAGCGTTTCCGCACGAATTCCGGTCCAGTCGTTCACGTCGGAACCATCGAAGCCGAGAACGATCGCGGTCCCCGGCGCAACGATCCGATCGGCGCGCTTCAGTTCCCACTTGGTCGCGTCAAGCCAAGCGCCAGAACCAGCAACGATCCGGTTCCCGAAGAACCGTTCAGCGTCGGCAGGGTCCTTCTCAAGCAACTCCGCGGCTTCGGCCTCGATAGCGTCAACTGACACCCAGGGTGCTGCACGGTAGTTGAACGCGAAGATCTTCCGGCGCTCCGCCTTGTTCCTGAATGACAGGTGAGCTGGCGGCTGCTGAAAGTCCTTGTTGATGTCCGACGCCTGCGACTCAAAGGTCCGCTGCGCAACAGAGTCCTGCGCGGGATCCCACGAGTTCGTCGTCTCGATGGAACGACCACCCATACCCGCCAGGCCGCGACGCTGAGTCTTCGCAAGCTTGTGCCCTCCATTCGACTCAAGCCAAAGACCCGTCTCGTCCTGAGCAGCGAACGTGATGCGCTGCCCCAGACGCGAGTTCGCCTTCGACGTCACGACATCGATCCGACCGCCGCCCGGAAGGCGAATGAACTCCTCGCCCGTCTTCGGAATCAGATCCGCCAGCGGGCCCTTATCGATCATCGGCCGCAACGCGTCATACGTGTTGTCGGTCTGATCCTCGGATGTAGCGGTGATCTGAATCAGAGGCGTCGACCACGGACGCCCCATCGGCTCCCGCTCGTCGTACTCGTACTCCCAGCCGCACCCACAACCGAAATCGCGGCAGTCGTACACCTCGCCACCCTCCGCGCGCCCCGCGAATACCGCAGGCCCCACGCCCTCAACACAGACGAACGCAGCAATCAGAGGAGACTTGCCCCACTTCTGCGCCCGAACCAGCTGCGACCGGCGGTAAGTGAACGCGTCCACCGGCTTCACGACACGAGCAGGCGTGACATCAGGACGAACCCGGTAGTGATTCACCACGAACGCGAATTGCTCCGCACCAAGCGTGAACGCACGGCCAACGTCGTCGCCATCGGGGAT